GCTTCAGATTCGTGCTGACGGCTATAGCGGTTCAACAATCCGCACTTACACAATCGCTGTATATGATGGTACTGATACTGTTGCTTATTCATTCAACGCTCGCGTTGGTGGTTTGCAATGGGATATGTCTCCATCTGCTGAAGGTAAATTCATTTTTACTATTCATCCAGTAGGCGGAAACAGCTACGGCTGGTCAACCAACACTTAATATAATAGCCCCCGAAAGGGGGCTTTTACAATACATGACAGATATAAAAAACTCAGACGATTTACTCGCATTCCTTGTTTCTCAATCCCAATCGGGAGGGAAAGCATGGTTCGGATTTCCACAACAAAGAATTGTGGGAATTTATATGTGCTACGAATTGGCAAAGCTTCATGCCAATACAATGACTCCTAATCAAGTCGTTGAATATGCAATTGAATTAAATAACAAAATATATTCTAAGATAATAAAAGGCGATACACCATGAGCAGATTAGCTACAGCATTTAAATTAGACGATTCAATCCGTACAAAAGAGTTTGAATTAGGCGGCTTTAAATTTAAAGTACGCATTCCGCTTGATAAAGAGTTGGAAGATATTACAAAGCGTTTTTTATCACCATCTGACGAGTTAATTAATGCTCGCATGGCTAAAATGAAAGCATTGTTGGGTGAAGAATCATCCGATATGGAATTAAATAAAGAAAGCGTTATTTCTGTTCTCCGCATGGAGCAAAAGATTACTGAATATGTAAGACTTTTGGTTCCTAATGAGGGCAGTATTGCAGATATTACCTATGAGGAAATCTCAGAGGAATTCCCACTGCAAGTTCAGTTAGAGCTATTAAACAAGATTACCGAAGTTATCCAACCTGGATATAAGGATGCCCGAAAAAACTAATTCGGGATATTCATCAGCAAGCTAGAGCCTATATTTGGGCGCATGGTGGATGTCCCGACAACATACCGACTGACGATATGCGGAATATTGAGATCATGCTTCACGATGGAATGATAGGACAGAAATCTGTCCTATTAGCCCTTAGTGCGCTGACAACAGGAAATCTCAATTCCAAGTTGAAACCAACGGCAATTCCATATAAGATGGAAACAGTGTTGCCATTGATTCACGATTACATTGTCCCTCCTCCAACAGAGGAAGAAATGAAGTCTCAGGTTAATGCCAACTTGTCTAGTTATATTGCAATGCATCCTAATGCGCCAAAGAAACTAAGAAATGGCTTACGATAAAACCATCTACAACAATAAAACAGTAAAACTGGAAGGTTTTACTGATTTTGAAGATCAATTATTTGCCTTGGCAGAGGGATATAGATCGGATTTGGTTGCCCGTAATACCCTTGTAAAGGCTGGCAGAGCCGCAATGGAGCCAGTTTTCCAAATGGTTAAGTCTAAAGCCCCTTACGATTCCATTAATAACACATCAGGCATTCACCTTAGAAATACCGCAAAGATAGAATCTAGGATTCCTTATGAAAGCGACAAAAGATCGTTAATGTTGGGAGAGGATATTGCGGTAGTAACTTATGTGTCCGTAAAAAGATCGGCAGTATCTTTATCACAAGAGTATGGCAACGCTAGAACAACTGCACAGCCATACCTAAGAGTTTCTTTGGAAAGAAATGTAGAAGTTGTGTTAAGTATATTAAAATCACAGCTAGGTCAAATTATTCCTGATTATTGGAAAAGTCTAAAGCGGCGGAGAATTAAATAATGGCTAATCAAGTTGCCGCAAGGTTATCAGTTGCATTAAGCATGGATTCAGCGCAATTTAGCGCTGATGTTGATAAGGCCATTTCAGAAAATAAAAAGCTAAAACGATCTATTGAATCGGAAATGAAAGCCGCTGAGAAAGAGATTCAACGGATTAAGTATGCAGTTGAGGATTATGGAAAAGAAGTAACTGCGGTTACTTTAATGCAAAGGCAGTTGTCGGAAGGTGGAAGATATGCCACTAGCGCGGCAAACATTAAAGGCTTTTCCGAAAATATGCTTAAACAAGCGGCCTCTTTAGATGCTGTAAGAATAGCAGACAAGAAGCTAATGGAGCAAAGAGGCGGCATGAACAGCGCTGGTATGGACCGCTATTTGAAGCAAGCCCTTGCATATCAAACAACCGACATCGTAACCAGCTTGGCTGGTGGTCAAAACCCATTAATGGTTCTTTTGCAACAGGGTGGTCAGTTACGAGATCAGTTTGGTGGATTTGGTCCATTATTCAAAGGTATTGCAGAAGCAGTGACTTTAAGTAAGGTTGCTTTTGTAGGAGTTGGAGCCGCACTTGGAACAGTAGCATTTGCCGCCTACAAAGGATCAGAAGAATTTGCCAAGTTGCGCGATGACATGATTCTTACTAGCAACTATGCTGGTGTCACGCAGGGTAGCTTTGTAAAGCTATCAAGATCATTAAGCGATGATTTAAAAATCTCCGTTGGGGATGCTAAAGACATTTTTGGCGCACTTGTATCCTCTGGAAAAGTTACTCAAGCTAATTTAGATAGCGTTGCACAAGCGATTGGCAATGTGGCAAAACTTAGTGGTGAATCTGCTGATGCAGTGGCTCAAAGATTGTTGCCAGCGTTTGACGGAAGCACATCTTCAGCTAAGCGCTTAAATGACCAATACCATTTCCTCAATTTGGAGCAGTACAGACATATTGAGCAGTTGAACCGCCAAGGTAAATTGCAAGAGGCAGTCAAATTTACTGCTGATGCGTTAAATCAAAGCTTGCAAGGCCAAAAGCGCGAATTAGGATTGCTTGAATCCGCATGGAGCGCAACCACTAAGGCCGCCAGTGAATTCTGGAATATGATGCTGGAGATTGGTAAGCCAGGTACATTGCAAGATGCGGTTGACAATTCAAGAAAGGCAATGCTTGAGGCATCTGAGGCTTTAAATGGGCCGCTTTTAATGTCTAAAGATAAAGCTGAAAAAATATTTGCACAATCTGTTGAAGCATACAAAAAGGCTAGTGCCGCTTTAGCGGCTGAAAAAGATAAAGCTATTAAGAACTCTGAGCAAAAAGCCGCAGAGCAAGCCAAGATTGAAAACTGGACTAAAGCTGGTGGTGCAGAGAAGGCCGCCGCTTATGTTGCTGAATACGAAAAGCTTAAAGCTGACGAAGTATTTCAGAAGAAAATGTTTGATGCAACCAAGTTTGAGAAGATTCAGCTTGAATCAGCCAAGCGTATTGCCGAAAAAGAAGTTGAGATTGCCAAAGCTAGTGGTCAAGAGATGGGTCAATTCTCTGGTCAGCAAGCCAAAATTATGGCTCAATTTAGAGCCAATGAAGAATTAAAGGTAGCCCAAGAGATTCAAAAGGTTAACCGCGAAGCATTTAAATCTGCAAATGAAAAGCAGATTACTGAGCGAGATTCTTTGGATATGGAAAAGCAAAAGATGGGTATTTACCAATCTAATATTTTCCTTACTCAGACAGAGGCCAAGCTTGCTGAACAGCGTTTAGAAACAGAGCAAAAGATTGCTGAAATTATCCGCAATGAAGATTTAACTGGCGCGGCAAAAGAGAAGTTGATTGAACAGCAAAAAGCTATTGGCGAAACTAAGGAAGAAATTATTAACCTTGGTGATAGATTGCAATACATCAAAGATGTTAATAGCGCCGTATTCTCATCAATGACCATGAGCATTGAGGCATTTGTACTCACTGGTAAATTTAGCTTTGAGAACTTTGCTAAATCAGTTGTGGCTTCATTTATTAAGATTCAAGCGCAATGGGCGGCAATGTCTATGATGCGTGGTCTTGGTTCATTATTGGGTGGACTTGGCGGAGGTTTTGCTAGTCCAGGCGGATCTGCATCATCTATGGGATCAATAGGCGGTTCATTTGGCGGGTCAGCTTTCCAATTGCCAACTGCCGCGGATGGTGGCTTTATTAATAGCCCAACATTGGTTGGTGAGAATGGTCCTGAGTTGTTTGTGCCAAGTGGAGCAGGAACAATTATTCCAAATCAAAGAATGGGTGATTATGGTGGAGGATCAACCAACATAACAAATAACTACATTCAAGCTATTGATACAAAGTCTTTTGAAGATAGATTGTATGGAAGTAGTAAAGCTATTTGGGCGGCCAATCAATACGCTGGTAAAAATATATCTACATCTAGGAGTAGAACATAATGTCTGGTTTCCAAACAATCTTTGAGATTCAGCAAAAAATGACTGTCAATAATAGAAGGACAGTTGGTCAGCAAGTAAGTAGGTCTGGCCAAATGAGAATTGCTCAATATTTAACTTCAGTACCTTGGGTTTTTACTATTACACCGCACAATTATTTATATTACCCACAAGTAAGAAGCATTATTCAATCTATTGATAATTTAGACAGACAACTTCCAGAAGCAATCATATTTAATTCTAATAATTTAAATTGGTTTACTAAAATGCAAGGAACTGCAACAGCGGCTACCCTTGCGACAACTCCTACCGCTAACACACAAGTATTGACATTAAGTTCCAATGGAACATACAAAGCTGGTGATTTTATTGAGGTAGGTGGATATGTTTATAAAGTAACTGAAGATTCCACTGGAACAACTGTTTATATTCACAGACCACTTATTGGCTCACCAGTATCGGGTTCTACTGTATTAATGGGTAATGATGTATCTTTTAATGTTGTTGCAGAGAGATGCCCTACTTATACATTAAACCCAATGACAGATGGTGCTTTCGTTCAATGGGATGGAGATTTTGTATTTAGAGAAGATATTACAAATTAAGGCATGATATGACAACAGTAATGAATGCATTAAATTCTCCGTCAATTAGAGTAGCGGAGTTTTTAAAATTGACTTTACCAACTACAAATTATTATCTTTGTAATGCCGCCGCACCTATTACAGTGGATGGCAATACCTATAATGCGCTTGGGTCATTACTTGGAATTGATGAAATACAAAGAAATATTAAAGCTAATAGTGCTGATTTAAAGGTAAGCATTAATGGAATTGACCCAAACAATATTGCGTTAGTCTTGGGATCTGAACTAAAAGGTAGCAAGATTGAAATCTGGAGAGGATTTCTTGATGACAATAACCAGATTATTACAAGCCCAACTCAACAGTTTTTTAAGCGTTATCAAGGCATTATTAATAATATTGCAATCAATGAAGATTTTAATGAAGCCGAAAGAATTAGAGTTGCTACTTGTGTTATTTCATCAGCATCAATGAGATTAGTTTTGGAGAATAGAAACGCTGGATTAAAAACAAATCCACAAACTTGGAAAAACATCTACACAAATGATACAAGTATGGATAGAGTTCCAATTATTGCGGCAACATATTTTGACTTTGGCAAAGAGCCAATAGGTGGAAGCCAAACAACATCTCCATCATCTGGGTCATTAACAACATACAATTCTGGGCCACAACAGTGATAAGACAAGCAAACAAATACGACAAGAATAGCATTATAGAAATGATACAAGAGTTTGGAAAAGAATCTAAATTAGAGCATTTAAACAATTTAAAAAGCGATTATTTAGATGGTTTGTTTAGTGCTATATTTGCTGGACTTGGAATAGTTTATATTGAAGAAAACAAAGGATTGATTGTTGGTATTATTAATCCATCAGTTTGGAATAAAGATTTTTTCATGCTACATGAATTGGCTTGGTATGTAAGGCCAGAGTATAGAAGTACCCCAATTGGGTATAGGCTATTTAAAGAGTATATGAAAAAAGCAGAAGAATTGAAGGTAGATGGAAGAATACAGGCTATTGTTATGGGTAAATTAGCATCAAGTCCAGATATTAAATATAACAAATTTGGATTTGATAAATTAGAAGAAAGCTGGATTAAATGAACAAAACTATACTTAAAATTTACTTAACAATAGCGTTATTGTTTTTTGCTAAATCAGCTTTTGCTTTTGCATCATTAATTGTTTTAGCTGTCAGTATTGGCACAGCCGCCGCAGTAGAGGGAATGGCTTATGCCGCGCTATATGTTATGG